AGTGGCTAATAGTAATATCAAACTATATGATGGAACAGATGCAACAGGTGCTTTAGTATTCGAAGGTAATTGCGGAACTGAAGGACTAGACATTTATGTTCCAGGAAGCGGTATCAGATGTAGAACTGGAATATATTTAGATTTAACTAACACTACTTCAGTTACTATCGGCTACACTGGCTAGGAGTTTAAATGGCTAATACTACTTCGGGAACTACAACGTTCGACAAAACTTTTTCTATTGATGAAATTATAGAAGAAGCTTTTGAACGTATTGGATTAAATTCAGTAGCTGGTTATCAAATGAAATCAGCTAGAAGATCTCTTAATATTTTATTTCAAGAATGGGGTAATAGAGGTATTCACTATTGGGAAATAGGAGAATTAGATCTTGATTTAGTACAGGGACAAGCTGAATATAAATTTTATAGAGCAGCTGCAGATGGCACAAGTGCTACATCAAATCCAAATGGTATTTATGGAATATCCGATGTCCTTGAAGCACAATTAAGAAATAATAGAACTCAAACAACTCAATCAGATAGTCCAATGTCAAAAGTAGATAGATCTACTTATGCAGGTTTCTCAAATAAACTTTCACAAGGAACACCTAATCAATATTGGGTTCAAAGATTCATTGATTATACTAGTATTAGTATATACCCTACACCTGATTCAACTAATGCATCTAAAGATATGCATTTCTATTACATAAAAAGAATTCAAGATGTTGGAGATTATACAAACGCAACAGATATTCCATTTAGATTTGTTCCTTGTATGACTTCAGGTTTAGCTTTTTATCTTGCACAAAAATATCAACCGC